GTCTCCCATCATTGCTCTTAGTCTAAACCAATCCCAAGGTGCGTGGTCTTTATTAGTATATTTAATATCATCTAATATAAAAGATCCAACTGCTATACTTAAATGAGTTAAGTTAGCTTCACCTTGATATGATTTATTTCCACGTGTACTATTTCTAGTAAAGTGTTGTTGGATAGTGTCCATTGCAAATACAAGGTATGCTTTAATACTATCAGAAGAAATTTCTTTTAATAGATTACAAGCGATATGAGCTTTAGACTTTCCAATTTTATTTTCTAGATACTTTAGCTGAGTCTCCATACTCTTTCCTTCTATCTATATGATTTATTTTTACACCATTTCCATGTAATAATAATATACCTTCATCAAATTCATATGGTTCACAGTATACAAATCTTTTTATACCACTTTGTAGTATAAGTTTGGCACAATCCATACAAGGTGAAAGGGTACTATATAATGTAGCACCCTCTGCATGTCCTGCACTCCTTGCTAATTTGCATATTGCATTTGCTTCGGCATGTATAACTTCTTTCTTGGTAGAACCACTAGGATTTTTACATTCATTATCCATACCAGCTGGCATACCATTAAATCCAAATGCAAGTATATTATTATCTTTAACTATTACAGCACCTACTTTCCTCTCAGTATCATGCGACATATTACTTATACGTAAAGCAATATCCATATATAAACAGTCATATCTATATTGCTTTTCGTTTTGAGATGTAGCCATTAAACCTCCGTGAAGTCTGTACCTACAGCTGTTAATCTTGTAGTCTTATTATTATAAACAGCTGCTCCAGCGGATCCCGTAAGCCCAGTAAACCTAGACTTAAGTACTCTAAACTTAATGGTATTACGTTCGGTTTCATTTTCAGATACCAGATTTCTAGCAAATGTAACTATATCAAATGAGATCTGTTTAATAGAACCACTACCTTTGATGTCATCTATTGATGCAAGTTTACCTTCTTCAAAAGATGTTCCTCCGCCAGGAGCTTTTCTTAGGTGAGANATTAAACANAACCAAATGTTATGTTTCTTTACAATCTTAAGTAAGTCACTCATTACTTTATCAACTGCTTCATTACCGGATAGTCCTTCAGTTCCTTCTGAAACAGCGATTGTTATATGGTCTAGGATTAAATACTTACAACCCATAAGACACATATATTCTATCTTATCTATCAGCGAAGAGTCACCGACAGATCCTTGATGGTCGAGGAGTACAAGTCTTTCATTGCCAAATACTTCCATGTAAGCTGCTCGTTCTTGGTCCTTAGATTCCAGAGTAGATCCGACTTCCCGTTTAAGTACCATGTGAATGAATTTTTCGGCTGTATCACCGACACTTTCTTCAAGAGATATGAGACCAATCTTATCCTCAGTCTTGTGAAGTAATTCCAAGACAATCTCTTTGACAACAGTACTCTTACCAGAACCAGTACCAGATGTGAACAACGTAATCTCGCCATGTCTTATTCCTTTTAGTTTATCGTTTAATCCTTGCAAACAATCAGGATAAGGAATAGACTTTACAGCTTGTCGTTCTTTATACTGTTCCCATATTGCTTCACCAGTTACAATACCAGCGGGAGACCAGGTCTGTGCACTCCAATAGCTTTGAACTAAACTATCAGGACCATGCTTTAAGAGCTGATCACAAGGATCTTTTTCTGTTAGCTTAGCTATCTTTACTTTACCAGCACCGATAATCTTAGCTGCTTTATCTGTTGCTGTTTTACCAGCAGCATCTTGATCAAAGAATAATATAACAGATTCAAATCTTTGAACCCATTCTCTTTGCTCAAGTAATACTTTACAACCTGATGCACTTGGTATAGATACAACAGGATATATCTTATTATATTTTTCTAAGAATGCTTGGGCTACTGCGCATGCATCGAGTTCACCTTCAGTAATAACTAAAGTTTTACCACCAGATATTGCAGCTTGACCAAACAATTCTATATTCGTAAAGTTACCATGAACTATAAAATCTTTAGGTAACTTTCTTTCTTTCCATGCAATTACTTTTCCATCATACTTATTAGTGTATGGATAGAAGTGAGAACCAGGTGAACCATCAGGATTAACCGACATCTTAATTCCAAAGTGATCAACAACTGTTTTGGAAATACCTCTTGAAGTAATTGGAAAACTATTTAGTTCATTAATTTCATCTAACATATTGGTTTGACTTTCTATACTTATGTTATTGTTATTGTTAACTTTATTTGTTGAATAATTACAGGAAAAACAATAAGCACCATCATCATAAATTGTAAAGGCATCTGATGAATCGCACTTAGGACACTCCGTTTGTTTGTATCTTGTCATCTAAATATTCTTTCACTTTAACATTCAAATACTCTTCACCTTTAGGTACAATCTTTTTATGTAGTTCAGCATAATAAACTTTATTATCATTGAACTCTTCAAAGATACCTTGGTAAGTATCGAATAAGGGTTTAATTACATTGTCTAGATCAGAAGATTTATTAGAGAACCCTGCTATAATTTCAAATGAAACAGGATTAGAAGAGAATGGCCAAGCCACTCCCTTCATTTCATCTCTTAATTCATTCTGATAATTCAGATACTTTATCTGCTTTATCGCTTTGTTTCTGTACGTCATTTGATTTGCGGACAGAGGTTTTATTTTGAATGTATGATTTAATATCTTCATATTCTTTCCATGATTTTAACATACGTAATAGGTTATAACTCATGAGACATTGAGCATGATCATATCCATGTTCTTTCCATAAGTCTTGTACCTTATCCCATTGATCGGCACTTGAAACTCCTTCAAGAAGTTTAGCACCTTTCTTAGGACCAATACCTTTTAGACCCATGATATTATCAGTGGAATCACCAGTCAAACATTGTAACATTAAGTTATAATGACCAGTCTCATCATCTATAAATTGCCAGGTATCTTTACTATAATTGTAATGATTACCAGGAATTTGTAATAAATCTTTATCAATACCACATATTACGTATTGTTCTTTATTTTCTCTTGCTTCATACGCCCATATAGAAACTAAATCATCAGCTTCCATACCAGTAGCTTCAACAGCACCTCTCTTTAGTGCATGTTTATGTAAGAAATTTAACTTATCTCTTATATCTTTATCTAACTCAGGGCGTTTAGCTTTATAGTCACCACATAATTCTTTACGAAAATTATTTAAACCTTTAATTGCATAGAGCACAGAGAATTTTTCTTCTTCATCAAAAGGATTAGATAATTTTTCTTTAACTGCTAACTCCATAGTTCTACAAAAACTATTAAAGTTTTTACGTAATTCATTTTCATTCTTAGAATTATAAGCAATCTTAAAGAATATAGAATCTGTATCTACAAACATATTAATGACGGGCATGTGCTAATTCCTTTCTTACATCCGCATAAAAGCCATTAAATTTAGANGGTCTAATTAAATCTATTAGATCCCAGTATTGTAATGTACCTAACTTATGTACNGTTACTTTATCACCGGCTTTTAATAATCTTTCTGGTCTTTTACCCCACTCACAAAAGATAAAATCTGTTACAATATCTCTTTGTTGTAACAAGTATACCATCTTTTTAGGAGATATATTATACCAGGTTTTAATAAACTTGACATCAATAAATACATTATTATTGAATACACCATCAACTTTCCAGCCATTATAATCTTCCCAATGACCTTCTTTAATCATAATCCATTCATAGATTTCACATTCAATATCAAGTTTTAGTTTTTCTAATGTTCTTCCATTAGGATTATATTTTTCAGCGCGAATATCACGTTGATCAATAAAATCTTGTGTCACATTAATTTCTTTTACTGATTTAATTATAGCCATTAGTGAACCTCCGCGTAGTTATTACCGATTGTACCTTCACCTGCCATTATATTAACACCTACTTCTTTAGGTCCTTCGGCAAATGATTCAACAAGAATTTCTAATACTCTATCTGCATCTTTATCTGAAGCAGACCAAGCAACTTCATCATGATAATAAAGTCTAGGTTGAGCATCTAANTTTTCTTCTTTAATCTTTTTAAGTTGATAAGCTAAAGCAGATTTAGTTGTAATAGCTTCACAACTTTGTAATAAATAATTTAAAGTCTGATAAGATTGCGGAGTATAAACTTTACGACCATCTAATCCAGGAATATATCCTTCANNNGNANTNNGATNNNCATTAGTTGTTNTCCAGATATTTTCTATCTTTTCTTTTAAAGATTTTAATCCAGGAATAGCATCACCGTATGCTTCCACTGATTCTTTACCACGTTTAATATTACCTACACCTGTTAATACTTTACCAAGTTTAGTAGCACCAGCACCAAATAGAAATGCATAGATCCAAGTCTTAGCAGTTCTTCTATCAGTTCCAATAATATCTGCATTATATTGATGTATATCTCCACTCATAATTTGATTAGTAAGATTATCATCTTTAACATAATGAGCTAAGGATCTGAATTGATTACCACTAGAGTCAGCACCTACAATCTTTCTTCCAGGTTCAGCGATAAGTAATTCACGTAACTCTTTACCTAATTCAGCATCAGCTGCAGGAAGATTAGCAATAACTTCATGACGACATCTAAATGTAGGAGTACCTACAACCCAGAGTTTACCATGTAATCTATTATCTTTTAGATCTCTTAACCAACCTTCAACAACACCACGACGTGATCTAAGTGTAGTCCATTCGTTAATAAGAATACCATGTTCACCCACTTTTTCTAAAGAAGTCTTAGTTAACTTAGGAGTTTTCTTTACAAACTCTCTACCTAATCTTTCCATTTTCCAATCATCAGGTACCCAGCCAATAGAATATAAATATTCTTTAACTTGTTCTAGGTTTCCTAAGTTAGCAGGCATAGTAACTTTACGTTGAAACTCTTTACCAGCAGGCCATGCATGTATGTCTTCTACTTTAATAGATNTATTAAGGTACTCACTTAATATACGTGCAGTTGTTGCAGTATAATATCCTTTCTTAGTAAACTTAGGAATCTTCGGTGCCTTATCTATTAAGCGTGTAACTGCAGGTAATTTAGGTTCAACTATCTTTTCTATAGTAGACATTCTACTTTTAATTTTATCTAATAAAATCAAGGCTTTATCTTTATTGAATGCCCATCCATAGTGTCTACAGTATGCATCAAATTTAGCTGCTTCCATTTCAGAAGATAAACCTTTACTTATTAAAGGTTGTTTTGTTCTGATAACTTCAAGTTCTTTCATTAGTCTATGAAAGATAACAGTATTTAATTTAACATCTCTAACACAATATGTCATCATGGTTTCAGAGTAATTATCAAAGTCACTAAAGTCAAATTTAGGATACTTAAGATACTCACCCCATCCACCAAGACCATGTTTATGTGGACGTTTATAATTTAATACTTGCGATGCAATCCAGGTATCGAAAAACTTTTGATGATATAAATTAATACCATATAGTTTTAAGATAACTAATGCATCAAAGCCAATACCATTATGTGCAATTAGTAAGTCAGCTTCTTGTAATAGTCTAAGACCATCAGCAATGCTAGGGTATTTATCATCTTCATCAGTGAATTTCCATACTCCACTGCTTTCTACATTTTGTACAACTAAACACCATATTTTAGTTGCATCTAACCCATCAGTTTCTATATCAAACGTGAGTTTCATGTTATTCCTTTCCGGACTATAAGCCCTTTTTATTTTTTCTATAAGTTAATACTGCAGGTAGTATACCACAATCTTTTATTGCTATATGTGGTGGTTGCCATCCTTCAGGTTTAATTAAATCAGGTACTCCAAGTGGGTTAGGTCTAGATTCTTTAACACCAACTTCTTTATTCATGTTAGCATTATATACTTCATCCCAAACTTTTGTAGAGTTAACACCAAATAAATCTAAAGTACCAAGAGCAACAACGATTGTATCTATTAATCCATCAACTACTTCTTTAGGATCTCCATCACCATAAGCATTTACAGTTTCAGTTACTTCTTCTTCTAAGAAATCTATTCTATGAGCAAGAAAAGTAT